AATTCTTTCGTTTGTTCGATAGTAAGTTTCATAAATCTATTATAGGTTAGTTTTTGTTTTTTGAATAGTATAAACAAATTTCCAATCTCGAAAAGCAACTAGCCCTGACAAAGACTGAATATGGTGAGAATTCCATTGAAGCGAATAAGATGGAAGCTGAGTTGAACCAAGCAAAGACCGCACTCAATAAGCTGAACAACGAGATGGATGAGACCAAATCCTCTGCCGATGGTGCTCAGGATGGCATGAAAGCCATGTCTGACACCATTCGGGCTGAGGCACTTCAAGCGACCAGTGAGAAGCTAGCAGACATCTCTCAGAAAATCTTCGAAGTCGGAACAGAGTCCATGTCTGCGGCAGCTCAACTTCAAGCCAGCAATGCCCAATTCTCTACCGTATTTGGGGATATGGAGAATGCTGCTAAGGATGCCCTCAATAAGATTGGGGAAGAGATGGACATTGTTCCAGAGCGTCTTCAAGGCTCCTTCACTCAGATAGCTTCCTTTGCCAAAACCTCTGGGATGGATACGGCTCAAGCTTTGGATCTGACCGCTCGTGCCACCAGAGCAGCGGCTGATGGGGCGGCATTTTACGACAAATCCATCGAAGAAGTCACCGAAAACCTGCAGTCCTTCCTCAAAGGAAACTATGAAAATGACGCAGCTCTAGGTATTTCTGCGACAGAAACCACTCGTAATGCAGCGGCGAACAAGCTCTATGGAAAGTCCTTCAATGAACTATCAGAAGCCCAGAAGCAGTTAACCCTCCTTCAAATGGTAGAGGACGGAAATGAACTCTCTGGAGCCTTGGGACAAGCTGCAAGGGAATCAGACGGACTGGAAAATGTTCTGGGTAACCTAAGACAGTCTGGAACTAATGCTCTAGCAGCAATCGGTCAACCGATTCTGGAGATGCTTATTCCAGTCTTTCAAAGTTTGGCAGACATTGTTAGTCAACTAGCGACTTGGTTTACCAACTTATCCAGTCCCATCAAGGAAGTCGTCATTATCTTCACAGGTATTTTAGCCGTAGTAGGGATGTTACTTCCGGTTTTCTTGGGCTTACAGGTTGCGGCAGCCGCTATGGGGACAACCGTTGTTGGAATGATAACGGCATTTTTGCCGATTGTGGGGATTATTGTTGGTATTGTAGCTGCCATTACCTTGCTGATTGTTGGATTAAAAGAACTCTGGACGAATCACGAAGGCTTTCGAACGGCCGTGACGGAAATCTGGAATAGTATCTTTGCCTTTCTGTCCATGATCATCCAGCGGATTTCTAGTTTTGTTATGTCCATCTGGGGAACGCTAACCACATGGTGGACTGAAAACCAGCAATTGATTCTAAATGCTGCAACCACGGTATGGAATGCCATCACTACGGTTATTCAAACGGTGATGACTATTCTTGGGCCGCTCATCCAAGCAAGCTGGGAAAATATCAAACTCATCATCACAGCCGCTTGGGAGATGATAAAGATTGTGGTCGAGACTGCTATCAATGTGGTACTTGGTATCATTAAGGCAGTCATGCAGGTTATCACTGGTGATTGGACTGGAGCATGGGAAACCATTAAACAAGTTCTAGCTACGGCTTGGGAGGGAATAAAGTCCCTGATTTCATTAGCTTTAAACTTCATCGCCCAGTACATCACAACTGCTTGGACAGGTATCAAAAATACCATTGCAAACTTACTGTCCGCCATTAGTTCGGTTGTTTCTTCCGTCTGGACAGCAATCCAATCGACCATATCTAATATCTTATCCAATATTGGAGTCACGGTATCCAATATTTGGAACGGTATCCGAAACACGGTCTCTAGTGTCTTGAATGGCATTTCAAGCACGGTATCATCCGTTTGGAATGGTGTGAAAAATACCATTTCAAGTGCGATCAATGGTGCAAGAGATGCCGTGAGTAATGCCATCAATGCCATTAAAAATCTCTTTAACTTTCAAATCAGATGGCCGCATATTCCCCTTCCTCATTTTCGAGTGTCAGGCTCAGCCAATCCACTCGATTGGTTAAAGGGTGGAATCCCAAGAATCTCCATTGATTGGTATGCCAAAGGAGGAATTTTAACCAAACCAACGGCATTTGGAATGAATGGTAATAGCCTGATGGTTGGTGGTGAAGCAGGAAAAGAAGCGGTGTTGCCTTTGAATGAACAAACGCTGGGTGCAATTGGTCGAGGAATCGCAAAGACCATGACAAGCAATCTACCAACCATTCACATCACAATTACAGGTAACACAGTAAGAGAAGAAACTGACCTTCATAGGCTTGCGGAATTGGTTGGTGAGAAGTTAGTCTATGAACTGGAACGGCAACAAGGATTGAGAGGAGTGAAACCATGATTAGACACAATGCATTAACCATTGGTGGAGTGTCCACGAGTTCTTTTCCTTTTAAGGTAATCGTGGAAGATAGTCCTTCAATCACAGTAAGTGAAAGTAAGACGCAATTGATAGAACACCAAGGTCTGTCAGGAGCGGTTCTTCAAACCAATCCTCGCAGAAGCGTCATGGAACTGAGCTACACCCTATATCTTGTTAAACCTAGTGAAGAACAGTTATTATCCTTTTTGAAGCTATTTTTGAAAGAAGGATTTTGGCTTGAGAACGCTAGTTTCAAGACCATACGCTTTTGGTGTTACAAAGTTCACCATACTCCGGTTCAAAAGGATAAGCTGGGGGTGTATGTGCTTAAGGTTACCTTTTCTTGTCACCCAACCAAGTGGTTCAAAACGACGACCTCGCAGGTGTTTAGGACTAGTGGTACTTTGAGAAGTCAAGGTTCAGCCATTGCTTTTCCAAAGATTACCATAAGCGGCAACTCAAGTAGTGAAACTAGCTTTACGATTGGGGATGATGTCATCCGCTTGGAGCGATTACAAGAAACACTCATTATGGATAATAATTCTAGTCAGCCAAGTTTTAAGACACAAAGAGGTCAGCCTGTAAAATGGTCTGGTGATTTTATCTCCATTGATGCAGGTAGAAATGACTCAGTTGGAGTTGTCTTAGGTTCTGGCATCACATCATTAACAATAGAAACGAATTGGGGGTGGGCTTAGTGTTATCATTATTAGACATAACTGTTCGAACGGCAAAATGGCATGGGAAACCACTCCCAGAAACCATTAAGGCAAGTGTCAAAGAAACATTGAATGGAGATTTTGTCCTGAACTTTACTTATCCGATCACAGATAGCGGACTATTTCGAGAGTTAAAAGAGGACTACCTCGTTCGTAGCCCAGTTCCAGTATTGGGACACCAGTTGTTTCGGATTAAGAAAGTCATCGAAGGAGACACCAGTCTTGAAGTTGTGGCCTATCACATTTCAGATGACATCATGACGAGGTTGGTATCCCCATTTAGGTGTGAACAGGTACCCTGTGCACCAGCACTATCAAGCATGGTCAGGGCAAGCAAGTCTGCACTGGGAGATTTTTCTTTTACTAGTGACATTATCAAGAACAGAACCTATACAACAGACAAGGAACAGACGCTTTACTCCACACTCCTTGATGGCAAACATTCTATTATTGGTACTTGGGAGGGGGAGTTGGTTCGAGATAACCTTGCACTTTCAATAAAGGGTGAGCGAGGACAAGACCGTGGGGTAGTCATCTCTACTCACTACAATTTGAAAAAGTATCAGAGAACAAAAGAAAGTTCACAGATTATCACTCGAATCCATGCCACTTCAAGGTTTAAACAAGAGGGGCAGGATAGGGAAACTGAACTTCAAGTCACAGTAGACAGTCCACTGATAAACTCCTATCCTTTCATCAATGAGGTGACCTATACCAATAATAACCTCAGATCTCGTCAAGAGTTAATAGAGTGGGCTAGTAGCAAGTTTCGCTTAGAGGGAATTGATAAGCCAAAAGATGCCATCATCATTGAGGCATTTGAGTTAGATGGTCAAACGGTTCATCTAGGCGATACAGTGACTTTATACTATTCAAAAAACAAAAACTAACCTATAATAGATTTATGAAACTTACTATCGAACAAACGAAAGAATT